CTAATAAAGTAGGTTTAACATATAGTTTACCTAGTTATATTAAAAAAGGTTATACGACATTATCAGTTCCTTATGCTACAAAATCTACAGGTGATATTTTATATCAAGATATTAATATTAGTTTAAAATCACAAACACCTGAAAAAAACTTAGGTTTATATTATACTGTTGAAAAAGAACAAGAAACAGATTGGTCATTTAAATATAATTTAGAATATAGAACAAACATTGCAGGACAAGATGGTAAAAACGGTTTAGGTTTTGGTGCCGCAGTAGAAAAAAGGTTTTAATATAACATAAATAATAACATGCCAATCTATAGTTTTGAAAATATTAAGACAGGTAAAGAATATACAGAACATTTGTCTATGTCAGAATTAGATTCTTATTTAAAAAAAAATAAAAATGTAAGACAAATATTTACATCTCTAAATATTGTAGGTGGTGTATCTGGTTTAACACATAAAACAGATAGTGGTTGGCAAGACAATTTACAACGTATTGCAGAAGCACATCCTAATTCACCATTAGGACAAAGATATAAGAAAAAAGGCATTAAAGAAATAAGAACACAACAAGTATTAGAAAAACATAAAAAAAGACAAAAGGATTTAAAAAAGAATGGCAAACGATAATATACCAGATTACATGAAAGGTTTTGACCTTGCTCAGGATGATTGGGGTTTTGAAACCACACCTACAGTAACAACACAACAACCTACTGTAGATCCTAAAGTTATAGAATCTAGTAGTGCAGATATTACTAATATTAAAAAAGATATAACTTCAATCAATTTAATGATCAACGAGATCATGGATATATTAAATGAAGAAAACGCAGCCAAAAATAAAGACGTTGGTGTTGATGTACAACAAAGATTCAAAGATATAGAAAAAATTATATTACCTTTCTTATACAATTTAAGTAAGAGTAATGAGCCATATATACATTGGCCGAATAGAGGTCCAATTATTAAAGCTCAGATAGAAAAAATATTAAAATTAACTAGAGGATAATAAATGAACATAGCACAATTAAGAGAACAATTAAAAATTGATGAAGGTGTTAAATATGAAATTTATAAAGACCATTTAGGTTACGATACATTTGGTATTGGCCATTTAGTGGTTAAAGAAGATGAAGAATTTGGTAAACCAGTTGGAACAAAAGTTAGTGAAGATAGAGTAAATGCAGTATTTACTAGAGACGTATTAAAAATGATATCAGAAGCAAAATTATTATTTCCAAAATTTGATACTCTACCAGAAGAAGCTCAACAAGTTATAACTAATATGATTTTTAATATGGGTAGACCAAGACTATCCAACTTTAAGAAGTTTATAGCATATATTAACGAAAGTAAGTGGTTAGAAGCGTCAAATGAGATGTTAAATAGTGCATGGGCCAAACAAGTTGGTAAAAGAGCACAGAGATTGAGTGATAGAATAAAGTCTATAAAATAGTACTTGACATCTAGTCTATATTATGTTATATTATTAAGATATGGTTAAAATAAATGATACGGCACCAAACTTTGTAGCTCATACATCACAAGGCTTGATAGATTTTTATAGTTACACAAATAATAGTTGGGCAATATTATTCTCACATCCAAAAAACTTTACACCAGTATGTACTACTGAACTAGGTACATTGCAAAAACTTTTACCTGAATTTGTAAAAAGAGATGTTAAAGTTATAGGTCTATCAGTTGATGCAATAGGCAATCACGAACAATGGTTAAATGACATACAAGAAACACAAGGCCAAAAACCAGAATACCCATTAATTGCAGACGAAGATAAAAAAGTATCAAAACTTTATGATATGATACACGAGAATGCTAGTGATACAATGACAGTTAGATCAGTATTCATTGTTGGGCCAGATAAAAAGATTAAATTGAAGTTAGAATATCCAGCAAGTGCAGGTAGAAATTTTACTGAAATTTTAAGAGTAGTTGATTCGTTACAATTAACATTTAAACATAAAGTTGCAACACCAGCTAATTGGGTGCAAGGTGAAGATGTTATATTAACGGCAGCAGTAACCAATGAAGAAGCAAATCAAAAGTTTCCAGGTTTTAAAACACATAAACCTTATTTAAGAACTACAAATGCTTCTTTTGCAACATGTAATGTAAAGGACTAATGGCTAGAGAATTTAAATTTATTGATTTGAACAAGAGTATATTACCAAAAACAGCAGGTAAAAATATAGATGGTATAAGATTTTACGAAATAGATGGTAAATCTTATCCATCAGTAACTTCTGTATTATCACTATTAAAGAAAGATTCATTAAAAGAATGGCGTGATAAAGTTGGTGAATCTGTTGCTAATTGGGAAATGGGTAGAGCGGCTAGACGTGGTAAAGCAATGCACACATTGGTAGAACAGTATTTAAAGAATGAAACACCATCTATTAGAGATGTATTACCATTGGGCCTTTTCAAATTAATAAGACCTTATATAGATCAAATAGACAATGTTAGATTATTGGAATCAATCATGTATAGTAAAAAACTAACCATTGCAGGTCAGGTTGACTGCGTTGCAGAATACAATGGTAAATTATCAGTTATAGATTTTAAATCTGCCAATAAAAGTAGAGAAGAAGGTTGGATTGAAAACTATTTCTTACAAACTACTGCTTATTCAATGATGTATGAAGAAACGTTTGGTGAAAAGATTGAACAGATTGTAATCATATTGGCCTGTGAAGATGGTGTTGCTCAAACTTTTATTAAAAATACGGCAGACTATAAACAGAAGTTGATAGAATCTATAGATAATTTTTATAAACAATTTAATAATAAACAAAATTTAACGTTGAAGAATAGTTAATAATTAGATAGGACCAGGGGGCAGTACCCTGCCACTCCACCATCTATAAAATGAAATATAGGGGGTGGAACTAGAATAGACTACTAAGTAAACCTATTTGGAGTTAAATCGCTGATATCGTTCTATCAAATCATAGACGCTAACGAAAGTTATGCTCTTGCTGCCTAGTAATAGGTAACGGCGTTGGCCTACACGTGGCAACAGAAGTAGGCCGCTTGACAAATCAATCAAATTAGTATATAATATAATATACATTAACTAGAAAAGGAATAAACATGTTTACATATAGAAATATAGCAATTGCTGTAGTAGTATTATTTGTTTTAGTAGTAGGATTTTATACATTAGTAAAACCTTCTAAAAAGGTAGATGTAACACCAGCAAAACCTGCTGTTACGCAGCCAGTTTCACCAGTAAAAAAGTAATTAAAGAATTTATATAGACTAGATACAATAGGGTGTTTAATCTTATAAATAGAAGTGCTATTAACACACACACAAAGGAGAAAACAATGGCAACAACATCAAAAAACGGATATGAAATCCGATCAGACTTATTAGGATTAGCGAAAGATATCGTTGATTTTAATTTTCAAGCTCAAGTAAAAGAGTACGAATACTCAATCAAAAAAGACGGCGACCAAGTAGTACAAGAGTTTAAAGCACCAACTGTTACACCAACAGATATTATTGAAATTGCAAAACAATTCAATGAATTTGTTACTAGCGGCGATGTTATTAAACAAACGCAAGAGAACATACAGAAAGCTCAAGAAATGGTAAAACCTTATGCTGAAGCATATCAAAACACAGTAAAAGCGTTTTTTCCAAATCTAAAGAACGGTAAGTAATATGTTTCCATATAACCCTTGTGAAAACAAATGGTTATCTGATAGTAAAAAAGATGGTCAAGTTGATGAGAAACCTGGCCATCTTTTATCAGGTCAATCTTTTATAGATTATTTAAAAGATAAACTGGATATGAATAAGAATATTGACTTTGGTTTTGGTTACACAGAAAAACACGATATACTAGTTAGAAAAGACGAAATATAATATGATAAGAACAATTATTGTTACCACTATATTAATACTATTAGCATTAGCAATTATAGGTGTTATACGTTCTGAAAATAAGCAATTTACATTGTTAAAAGCATCACCAGAAATTGATCGTAAAGAAAATATAGCATTTAAGTTTATGTTAATAATGATAATACTTTTTGTTTTATTAGGAATCACATCTTTATTTAAATAATACTTGACAAACCAATCAAATTAGTATATACTTTAAGTATCTAAAGTTACTTATTTCTTTAGATTTCATATGCTTAGTTATAGGGGAGGGTGTAGACCAGTTTACATAAGAACCTCGTTGAGTGCCTCCCCGAATTAAAAAAATAATATACTTGACTTTCTTCATAATATATGATATAATATATTATGAACTCAAAAGAATTTTCTTTACAAATAGAACAGATAGTAAAAGAGAGAAAAGGTATCTCTCACATGGATGCAGTACTTTTATATTGTGAACAAAATGATATAGATCCTTCAACAGTTGCACCTTTATTAACAAAGACTTTAAAAGATAAGATTACTATAGAAGCACAAAACTTAAATTATCTTCCAAAAACTGGCCAGTTGCCAGTATGAAATATGGTAAATGGATTTGATGTATATAAAATATATTTGGCAGTTAAGTTACACTTCACAACAGATAGTTATGACTATCATAAATATGAAGGAAAAGTTAACTGCAAATTAGAAACTTTCACTAAAAATAATGCCAGATATTTTTTTCACAAACTTGGAACCAAATACAATAAAGATGATATATTATGCTTCTTTGTCTCTAATTTTTTATCTGATAGTAACAAATGGATAGGAGATTTAACTAGAAATGATGGACAAGATGTTTACCTCGATTGGAAAAAACGTAATGATGCCTTTGATTACCATTTCAGAAGTGATTGTAATTACATTATTAATGACTTTAATGTTCGTAAGCTTTCTTTTAATGATGGTTTTAATGCTTTTGGTGGGCAACATCCTAGATTTTTGCAGTTGGTTTTATCAAAAAATATATCCTACGAAAGTGCTGTAGTTTTTAATCAAATTTTAGAATTTAGTAAACGTTGGGATAAAGAAATAACTGAAAAAGTCGTTTGGCCAATACACTCAAAAAGATTAAAAAAATATACACAGTTTGTTAAATATAATCCAACAACTGTAAAGTTGATATTGAAAGAAGTGTTTGTAAAATGATTAGATGGATTGCAATGTGCTTTGGTATAACGGCCGCTACTATACATGCTAGTGCTATAATTTCATTACAATGGTTAGGTTGGGTTATTTGTTTAATATCTATTTCATTATGGTTGTATATTGCTATTATAGATAAAGATAAAGCAAGATCAATACAACAAATATATTTCTTATTAATAGCAATTATTGCAGTATATAACTGGTTGAAACATGTCATCTAATGTATTTCTAATAGGTAATGGTGAGAGTAGAAAAGGATTTGATCTTAACACATTAAAACCTTATGGCAAAGTATATGGTTGTAATGCAATCTATAGAGACTTTACACCAGATGTATTAGTTTCTGTAGATCATGGTATCATGCACGAGATATACAGAAGTGGATATGGTTACGTAAATGAATGTTGGTTTAGAGATTGGACAAAGTGTCCTGATTTTATGTATGAATCATTAAAAGATGCGGCCTTACTTAAAATAGATGTAGATAATTTAGAGAAATGGAATCACATCAATGAAAACAAAAGAACAGAAGAAACAGAATTTGTTATGCACGGTTCTAATTTGTCAGGCGAAGTACACATATTAGATAGAGGTTTAAATACAAAGACTAAAAAGAATATCAATAGAAACGAATTAACTATTAATTGGGTTAGAGATGATGATAAGGTGCATAATATAAACGATATTATGCCAAACAATATAGATATAGGTTGGGCCGCTGGTCCAATGTCTGGTTATATCGCTGTGAAACAAAATACACCACAAAATGTTTACTTATTAGGGCACGATTTGAAAAGTGATACTGGTTTAGTTAACAATATGTACAAAGGAACATTGAACTATGTAATACCAGAACACACATATACAGATGCTAATAATTGGATATTACAATGGAAGATATTGTTTGAACAAAACCCTACTATTAATTTTTATAAGGTAAATGAAAGTACTGAGGGTGGTAAAACAACCAATAAACCATTAGATGCCTGGAAATCAGTAAGTAATGTAGCATATATAAATTACACACAATTGAAAAATAAATTAAAATGACACAGTCATTCATAGATTGTAATATTTGGGAAATAGATATGTATTCAAAAATGGGAGTTGAATATAATTTATATTCATTAACAAACATATTTTATTATAATTCTTTAGAAGATAAAACGTTTGATAAATCTTCATCAAACATGAGAAAAAAACCAAGAATTTATATGTTATCATTTCAAATACCAGAAATGATAATAAAAGGAATAGATAATAAATGGATTATACAAGATAAAAATCATCCACTATATGGTTATGAAACTATAAAAAACTTTGTATTAACTAATAAAAAAATTTTAATAAAAAATAAATGTCATATAATTAAAAGAGAAGTTATTAATATGAAAGAAGAATGGAGCGTTGATTTAAACATGTTATTTTATAACACTAACAAAGATTGGAAAAATGAGTTCTGAAATAATACATTATAATGTTATGTTAAATGAAGGAGATAATGATCTCCAAAAATTTTATAACAAATTAAGATTAGATGTAGATAGTCCTTTTATTGATAGATATAGATTATTACCACATTATCTTAATTTAGAACCTTATTTTATTAAAATAACACCTCTTTCTAAACCATTAGAATCTGATAAGTTTTTCAATATGTCATTTGAAGATGTATGCAATAGAAGAGCTATATCTTTATTAAACACAGGTAAACTTATTAATATATTTTGGTCAGGTGGTTTAGATAGCACAGCAGCTTTAATATCATTACTATCAAATTGTAAAGATAAAGGCCAAATACGTATATTATCAACATATAGTTCTATTTTAGAATCTGGTTATTTTTATGATACATTTTTAAAATCTTATAATTCAAAATTTGATGTAACACAAACAGTCAAAGAATATAATGAAAATGAAATCTATCTTACAGGTGGTAATGGCAATCAACTTTTTACTACAGGTAATATGCACATAGAAGATTTTGTTAAAGATAACAATGATCTACAAAAACCATATAAAGATGTTGTAGATCCTGAGAAATATGAATTTTATGAATCGGCAATATTAAAATCACCTAAACCTATTAAAACTTATGAAGATTTTTTATGGTTTGAAAGTTTCGCATTTAAATGGGAACATCAAAGATATGATATCTTAATGAGATATGAAAAACCTAAAAATATAAAAAAATATTTAGATAAATTTATGGCATTCTTTTATACAAATGAATTTGAACAATGGTCTATAGATAATAATGAACAACAACATGACACGAAGAATTTTATTAATACTACAAAATTGCCTATGAGAAAATATATTCTTAAACAATTAGGTGATAAATCTTTAGATTATGTAAATAATAAGAAAACAGGACCATCTATGTTTTTGCCACCTGTTTACAAATTCACATATATAACTACAGATTTTGAAGTGCATTATAGAAATGAATACAAATACGAAGGTAAATCTTACAAATGAGTAAAAATTTAGGTAATTTGATTGATCTTAATAAAGATTTAAATAAAATAGCAATTATTTGTGAAGATCAAAAAATAACATATAAAGCTTTAGATATATTAGCTAATTCTGTTGCATATTCATTATCTAAAAAAGGAATTAAAAAAAAAGATAAAGTAGCAATATTAAGTTTAAATTCTATAGATTATGTTATTTTATATCTTGGTATATTAAAGTTAGGAGCAGTTGCTGTTTTAATTCATATAAAATCACCTCAATCACAAATAGATTATATTTTAAAAGATACCGATTCTAAATTAATTTTAAAAGACATTGGTGATTTAGATATACCAATAGGAATTGAATTTTTATTTAATACGCCTATAGAAGAAAATGATTCAGCTTTAATTTTATACACTTCAGGATCAACAAGTTTACCAAAAGGAGTATTATATTCTCATAAAAGAAAAAATCTTTTAGATAGATTAAGTAAAAATCAAAGTCAACAAAATACTTTAATACTAACTCCTTTATCAACTAATCACGGATTATTCAATTTAGAATATTCTTTAAGATCACATTCTACAATTATTTTACTGCCAAAATTTGATACACAAAAAATTACAGAAAACATTAAAAAACATTCAGTAAGTCAAATAGTATCAGTTCCTACAATGTTGTCAATTATATTAAAAGAAAAAAATATAAATTCTGAAGATTTTGATACTGTTAAGTATATTAATTTATCAGGATCTGAATTAACTTTAAAATTATTTGATAATATAAAACTTTTTTTTAAAAATGCAACAATATATAATAGATACGGATTAACAGAAACAGGAGGAGGGTTATTCTCCAATCATCCTATTCTTCCTACGCCTCAATTGAGTGTTGGATATCCTACGGCACCAAATGAATACAGAATAGTAGAAGGAGTATTACAAGTAAAAAGTCCAACTATGATGTTGCAGTATAAAAATAAAGAAAACAGTAGATTCACAGAAGATGGTTATTTTATAACAAATGATTTATTTGAAATAGATAAAGAAGGTTTTTATTATTATAAGGGACGTGCTGATGATATGTTTACCAATGGAGGTAATAACGTTTATCCTAAACAAATAGAAACAATTTTAGAAACGCATAGTTTAGTTAAAGAAGTTGTTGTAATAGGAATAGAAGATGAAATTAAAGGAACAAAACCTTATGCTTTCGTTGTAGCATCAGGTGAAGTAAACGAAAATGAATTAAAAGAACATGTTTTAAAACAATTACCCCCAACTCATTGTCCTAAAAAAATATGGATTGTAGATAATCTTCCATTAACATTATTAAATAAAATAGATAAAAAAAAATTAAAAGAAATTGCAAAAAATAATATATGATTTTTGAAAAATTAAATAATTTAGAAGGTAAAGTTGCTGTAATTACTGGTGGCGCAGGTCAAGTGGGTTATGCAACGGCCATAAGATTAGCAGAACAAAAATGTAGAGTTATTATTCTTACAAGAAAAGAAACAATAGAACTACAAGAAAAAATCAATTTATTACAAAACAAAGAATTAAAACATTTTTATATAATATCAGATATTACAGATACAAACTCATTAAAATATGCCGCTGAAAAAGTAAAAATAAAAGCAAAACGTTGCGATATATTAATTAATAGTGCAGGTATCAATAAACCAATAAAATCTTTTAATTTAGAAGAATTGACAGATGAAATATTTGATAATATTGTTATTACAAATTTGCGTGGAGTATATTCAACAATAAAAATTTTTTTTCCTCTTCTTAAAGAATCTAATGATGGACTTATTATAAACATATCAAGTACGGCAGCTGAACGTGCAAGTGATAATAATTTAGCTTATAGTGCCAGTAAAGCAGGTTTAAATCATTTAACAAAATGTTTAAGTAGAGTATTGGCACCAAATGTTAGAATTATGGGTATAGTTCCAGGTTTTATGTCAAAAAAAACTGGAGGAAAATTAACAGATAACAATATGCAAGAAAAAATATTACAACTCATACCATTAAAAAGAATAGGTTGTGCTGACGATATAGCTAATACTATAGTTTCTTGTGCAATGAATATTAGATTTGCAACGGGCAATATAATAGTAGTAGATGGAGGTAGAACAATATGAAAACAATAATAACGGCCGCTATAACAGGTGCAGTAACTACGAGAGAACAGACAACATATTTGCCTGTAACACCTGAAGAAATAGCTAATTCATCTTTAGAAGCTGCAGAAGCTGGTGCAGCTATAGTACACATACATGTTAGAGATCCTCAAACAGGAAAACCTAGTATGAACGTGGATTATTATAGAGAATCGGTAGATTTAATTAAAAAACAAAACAAAGACGTATTAATTAATTTAACTACGGGACCTGGTGCATTTTTTTGGCCAAAATATGACAATTTAATACAAGGAGAATCATTTAGTAAGTTAGCAAGTGCAGAAGATAGAGTAAAACATATACAATTAATAAAACCTGATATTTGTAGTCTTGATTTTAATACCATGCACCAAGCAAAAGGTGATGGAATAAGAATTAATCTCAGAAGAATAACAAAAGAAATGTTGAGATTGGCACAAGAAGCAGGAACTAAACCAGAAATGGAA